GTTTCGCTGTTTTGGGTCTGTTGATGTAGAAGTGTGCTGATACATACACAGCGCCTTCATACATGATGCCGTTTGTTTCGTTGAGTTTTTGTAGTTCTTTGGTGACTTGTTCTCGCCATGCTGGCAGACTCTTTGAACTTTCGACCAGGGCGATTCTGTTGCCTCTTCTGAAAGCGTTCTTTGAGCCTTGTGGGGCTGGTGTGCCTGCGATGAACAGTTCTAGCATTAGAACGGTGTGTTTAGGTCTTCTAGGACCGCTGGTGACGGTTCTGGGGCGTTTAGGAATGGGTTTGCGCTTTTGGCTACTGAACCGATAGTGACATCGTTGAGGTGGTATTCAACAACTGAGCGTGGTTCTTCTGAGCCTTTTGGTGTCCATGTGCCAATTTTGCAGTTGAGTTCACCGTTGAGGGTTACTTCGTCACCTTCGTTGAAGTCTGGTGCAACATCGAACCAGCATGACCATAGACGAGATTTGATTTCTTGTGTGGCCTTGTTGGTGTAGCTCTCATAAACTTTGACAAGTTTGCCATTCCAAGTGATCTGGTTGACTTTGCCTGTGACTTTGATGTGTGGCATTTTGTTGCTCCTTTTTTAGGTGGTTGGTGTTATTAGTTTACTCAAAAAATCGTGATGTTTTTGCCTTCTAGTTATTTCTTAAGTTTCTTTAAGTTTCTATTAAGGTTAACAGGACACCTGTGTCCGCTATTTTTACCTTGGATGTCCGCTATTGTGTCGTGGATGTCCGCTATTGTGTCGTGGATGTCCGGTGTTGCAGAGTGTTATCGCAGGTCTCAGGACACTCAATTCTGACCCAATAACGATTAGATCTGCGCTCTGCATTGAACCCTGCACCACCATGATGCAACATCTCAATTTCACCAGTTTCATGTAGTTCAACTAAAGCTCTGCGAACCTGTCGCTCAGAACAGTTAGCGTATTTGGCTAGGGTAGTTTGTGACGGCCAGCACCCGACTTCGTAATCGTCACCGGTGTGCCAGGCGAGTCCCATTAGGACTAGTTTTGTTGTGCCTTTAGCTTGTGAATGCGCTAGGGTCGCTGAAATCGCTTCAATGCTCATGTCTGTTCTTTCTATGTGGTGGTGAATTACACTATACTGGTTTTTAGCTCACCGTGGTGGTTGAGCAGTTGCACACTCCAAGGATGCAACAAAGGCCCTAGGACTACTGTTCTCCTAGGGCCTTCATCTTTGTCTAATCTTCGAGCTTGTTTTCGCCTAAGAATTGTTGCTCGGCTCTGACTGCTGAATGAACAATAGCGTCAGCCTCTTCTCTCATGCGAGCCTTCATAACCTTGCTTATGTCTTCAATGGCCGTCAGCGTGGCCGTAGAGGCTTTAGAACGCTCCGCCTGTGCATAGAGTCGTCTAAGGCCGTCTAAGTCGTTGTAAGCGCCTAATTTGGTTGCTTCAGCGATTAGTTCCGGTTCCGACTTGCTGGGAATGACCTCGGCTGGCTTACCTGCTGCTTTAGACATCTCCTCTCGGCTAGGACGGGAACCCTTAGCACTGAATGAGAAGGTAGCAAGTGCGCGGCCTATGGCACTGGTGGCACAGTTCTCGACCCAAGAAGTGGCATTGACACCTTTGGCAGTGACACTTTCCTGAGCGAAGTCGATTGATACTGGGCGAGGGTCTTCACGATTGTCAAAGATTGAAGCCTTGATGACAACTTCTTTCTCATTGATCAACACAATTTCTGTGTGAATGCGACCTGCTGGGTATGTTTCCCAGAATCGGTGGATGCGTGAGTCTACTGTTTCGTATTGCGATAGGTCAAAATAAGCCATGATTGCTCCTTTGGTGGTTGATGAACCATTTCAGGATAGCGCAATAAACTGACTATTTGTCTTTTTTGTCCTTAGACTGCACCGATTGGATTGCATCGTTCATTAGCGAGTTGAAGTCATCTTCGCGAACTTGGCCTTTTCCTGCGTAGGTGAAGCTCAAACCCATGATTAGACCTAGGACTGCACCAGTAGCACCAAAAGCCGCCGATTGCGCCGCTGGCAATTCGTAGATTGAACCAGCACCCATGAAGGCAATACCAGCGCCTAGACCGAAAGCAATAACCCTGGCGAGCCTTTTTGCGAGCCTTTTCACTTTGACTTCTTCGCAACTGGTTTCTTAGCAACAGGTTTTGGCTTGTCTGCATCAATTAGTTTGAATAAATCCATGAGTGCCGGTCGGGATGCTGCGTGAGGAACTGGGGCTTTGGCTGCTGATGCGTGTAAGTGTGCGCCTGTGGATGCAGTGCCGGTGTCCCCGATTGCGCCAACAATAGTCTTGCCACCTTCAACAATGTCGCCTCGTTTAAGCGGTGACGCCGTCTGCAAGTGGTTATACTCGATGAACACTCCGTCATTGAATGAGCGGACAATAACCGAATTACCGAGTTGGTCGGTCGAGAAGACTTTAGCCACCACTCCGGAACGAATGGCTGTGATTGGTTTGCCTGCTGAACCTGTAGTGAATCCCCAGTCTGAACCTCGGTGAGGTTGTGTGCGGTATGAAGCGAAGTTGCCAAGTTCATCTCGGCGTTCTGCTCCTGCGCCTTTGATTGGTTCATGATAGGTCATGTCCTTACTCACTAGGCTTGTCCTCTGCTACTGCGTCAGCGATAATCTCAGCTGCGGTTTTCTTGACTGGTTTTGGTGCTGCTGGTGACGGATAAGCGCCTGATACTGCTGAACCCATGTTTATGCTCCTACTGCTGTTTGAATGATTGAAACGATTGTGCCACCGATTGCACCTGCGAAGCCCATGAACAGCCACATCTTTTTTTGCAGGTCGCGGACATCTCTCTCTAATGCTCGGTAAGCTCTAACCTCAGTTTTTACCTCGGCAACATCTTTGACCAGGGTGATTAGTAAGTCGCGGTCTGATTGGTCTGCCATTAGCCGATTGCTCTCAATGTTGCTTTACAGCCACCACATTCAGCAGTGGCCCAGTCATCTTCGAAAGTGTATTCGACACCTGCGTTTGGGCAGTTTGGTTCTTCGCATAGAAACTTGGTCATTATGCTGCCTCATAAACTAGAAGGGCGGTGTAGACATCGGCTGCATTTGGGACTACTGGGACAGTATTTGAAGCAGCAGCCCAAATTGCGTAAGTTCCAGCAGCGTTGAACACTCGAATTGTGAATGTGCCTGCTGATGATAGATAAGCCATGGCTGGGTAGATTGAACCACTTGAGTCATCAACTAGAGCGTCACCAAGGGTGTTGGTTGCTTTTGGTGTGACTGGCACTGAGGCGGTGAATGTGCCTGACGCTGAGCTTGTTGATCCATAAGTGAACTTGAATCGGACAACTACTGTTTTACCAATTTGAGCATAGGCGCTTTGAAAAGTGCCATTGCCAACAGTGAAGTTAGTTAGGGTTGGTGTGTAGGCTGTCCAACCAGCGTTGTCGAACGCGCTGTCTAACTGTGACGCTAGAAGCGGTTGACCTGAAGTAAAGTCAAAATAAGCCATTTAGACACCTTTCCATAGTTCTAGCGTAGTGTCCCAGCTAGTTGGGGTCATGATTTGTGTGACTCGTGTCACGATGTAATCTTGATTGATTACAACACCGTTCTTGTTCAGATCAACATTAGCCCGGCTGAATAGCAGCTGACCTTGACTGATCGAATGCACTTTGCCGTTATCCCAGATCACTGGGTATGTGATTGATTTCACTTTGCGAAGTTCTGTTTTTAGTGACAGTTTTGTCAGCCAGCTCGTTAGATAACTAGCGTTCGCTAGGTTGACTGTTTTTTCTAGCTTGATTAGTCCGTAAAGATCACTTGAATCAGTATTGCGAATTGTTTGTGCAGTGCCGCCGCTTTTTAGTGTTGCTTTGATCTCATTACACGCTGAATCAAAATTACTGTCGAAAAGAATGTCAGTGAAACAATAGTGATTATAAGCGGTCGAATGGGTGTTTGAGAAGTAGAGCGGCGCACCTGAAGTGATTTGCGCTTTGATGTCGTTGTATGTGTAGAAATTCAGATCTTCATTTCGGGGATCAATGAACATGAAACCTAGTTCGGCATCTGTTAGTTCGTTCATGATGTCGCCAGCTGTGACATTAGTCAGGTTGTATTGCGGCAGTTGCGCCCAGCCTGTTGATGCCATGTATGTAGCACCACCACCGAAATAAGGATCGAGTGCATAGAACGCTTCTTGCACTGGTGTTGGGCTTGAAGGCGTAGTGAATAGCGGAATGATTGTGTTGATAAAGTCCTGTGTGCGGTCAACAGCTTCAAATGTGATTGTGTTGAGTCCGTTGAAGTCATAGGCAACATCATAAGAACCAATTCGCCCGGTGAAAATAATCTCCCAGATAGCTGGGAATGTGTCTGGGTTAGGTCGGTAGCTGATACGGATACCTGTGCCAGTGTGAACAGCCGGGTTGATCATAGGATCATAAGTCTTTGTTTGCATCACGATTGTGGCAGTGCCGGGGCGTGTTTGTGTCAGGACACCGGCGTCTAAGTTGACACCTGTGTCTGTTTCGATGCTAATAACATCAGCTAGAGTGTCGACCCAGTTGAATGTGCCTGTGCTGCCGTCAGCTAGTAGATCTGACCCGTCTAGGACTGACTGACCGAGAATGAACACGCCAGTGGAAGGGATTGATAGCTCGACGCGCACATCTGTTTTGAAGTTGAAAACATTGTTAGCCATTACAGAACAAACTTTCTGCCGACGCTTGTTTCGTAGTTCTTGATGTAGCGGATCACTTCTTCACCGGTGATTGATGCTTTGTTGATGTTGATAACATACTGATTGCCGCCACCCATGTTGCCTAGTCGATCAAGTGGGATGATCGCTTCGGCTTGTCCGGCTTCTGCAACATTGACAATAGATCCACCCGGTGAAGGCATGACTACACCACCAGTTGCTAGGCGTGGGATGTTCATCTTTTCGACTTTATCGATGTGGAATTTGAATGGTCCATACTCACCGACAGCGTTTAGTCCGTCAATGACTGTGTTGATGCCGTCAACGAATCCATTCACGAACCCTTCAAAGTTGTCAATCATGCCGTTGACTATGCCCTTGAAGAAGTCTGCAATTCCCTCGAATGCTTTTTGAAAGAATTCTGCAATCTTAGGGAAGTTATCGATCAGTTCCCCAATTTTGTCAAGCCAGACTTTGATCCAGTCGACAATGATCTGAATGATTGGGACTAGGAGCGTGGTAAGAAATTCAACTATTGGAATAAGAACAGGAATCAGATTCATGAGCAGATCAACTAGCGGCGGCAGGATTTGTTCAATCAAAGGCAGGAATGCTTCTATCAAAGTCAGCACCACAGGGATCAGTGGCAGGATTGCTTCGATGATCGTGATGAATACAGGGATCAATTTGTCAAAAGCCGGGATCAATGCTTCGATCACTTTGGCTAGAACTGGTGCGACCTTTTCAATCAATGGTGTCAAAGCATCCATTAGTTTTTCAAGCACTGGCAGGAATGCTGCGCCAATGGTTTCTTTTGCTTCATCTAGCGAGATTGTGAACGCTGCGAATGGATCTTTATTTGCTTCAGCTGCACCGGCAACCGATGCTGCGAAGTCATCAAGTGAGCCACCAGTCTTTGAGAAGCCCGGAGTTAGTTTGTCTAGGGCTTTTAGATTGCCGTCAGCGGCTTTAGTGATTGCCGGCATAACAGCCGCTAGTGGCTTACCAGAAGCGGCTGCTGCGTCAAGTCCGATCGCTAGGAGATCCTGACCTTCTTGCAGTGATCCAGTGGCGCGAACCGCGTTTCCTAATGCCGGGCGTAGAACATCGTCAGCGATACCAGCGCTTTTAGACATGGCAGTGATGAAGTCTTCGGCGCTTGCGATTTGTGCATCACTTGCCCCGGTGGTTGTTTTCAACTGTGTAGCAAGAACTCGCTGCTGTGTGGCATCTTCTGATGCTGCTTTAGCTGCGTTAGTTAGACCGCGTGCAAGCCCGGCAACTGCTAGTGCAGTTCCAATTCCGCCCAGCGCTTTAGCGATGTTTGTTGAAACACCTTTAGTGGATGATTCGAACCCGGCCAGCGCCTTCTTTGAGTTCTTGATCCCAGTCTGAAGCCCTGTGTCATTAGCGAGGAACTTGAATTCTAATTTCGCCATTAGCGCTGTTTAGACCTTCTTGACAAAGCATCATAAAACGCTTGTATTTCATACAGCGTTAGTTTTGCATACTCACTAGGGCTAATGCCCATGCCGATGCAGAACTCTGCTTTGCGTTTAGCCTGTTCCTCTCTTAGTCTTTTGGGTTGCTTGCACCGTTGAATAGATCAGTGGCTTCAACTAGTGAAAGTTTGCCAGCATCTTCAATGGTAAAGCTTGGATCGGTGCGTTTCTTCATGGTGAAGATCAGCACCTTTAGTGCGCGACCTTTTGGCGCGCCGTCATCAATGATGCTTTCGATGTTGCGCCCGGTCATTAGTTCGATCTGCTCAACTTCATCAAGTGTGAGTGAATTGAAATCAATCATTTGTTATCTCCAAGTCCGTATTTATCTACTAGTTTTTGCATTTGGCGATCATAGTTGTCCATGATCTCCTTGTATGTATAGCCTAGCGCACGGCTGAAGAACGGTTGCGGTTTGATGTTTTTCATCTTGCCTGTTTTGACCGACTTAGACCAGCCCCAGTGAATTGGGTTAGCATAAGGCACTGACGCTGAACCTGCACGCGCGATTGCATAGCCAGCCACCTTGCCGGGCTTTAGCGTGTTCACTAGTTTGCCTGTTCTGCGTGGCACTAGTGGTGTCGCTTCTTTGATCAGTAGGGATGCGGCTTGAAAGTTGGCATCAATAAATTCGGCTTTATCAGCGCCGAGGGCTGTGAGAGATCGCTGTGTATCTCTCAAGCCATCGACTTTGATAGCGCCTTTAGCTGCCACTTGCTTAGGCTGAAGTCTTCTTGGTTAGACCGAAGTAGATTGGCGGAGTAGCAGCTGGAGTGTGAACATCGCTCTTGACAGTTAGTTCAACTTGGAACTGTGACACATCGCCTGAAGTGAGTGAAAGCGGTGGCAACTGGTCGAAGATCACTGTGCCGGTGTAGTGTGGCAGTGCAGTGGTCGGGGTAGCGTTTCCACCCGGTGCAACAGTGAAAGCAACTTCAGTGCCGTAGTTAGCCCATAGCAACTGGTAAAGCGATGCTGCATCACCTGAAGTGATACCGGTTAGAGCTAGTTTCCATTCCTGACCAGCCTGAACTTCGCAAAAGGTGCGAAGATCGCCTGAACGGTCACCGATAGTTAGTTCAACAACCTGTGCATCACAGGCATAGTCGGTGGTGTTGATTTTGAAGATGATGTTTTTCGCAGTGATGCGAGTTGAAGCAGCCATTCTTGGCAACCTTTCTTAGAGAGTTATCCGGAGATCTAGAGTTATGGAACTTGTTAGGTATTCGGCATTGTTTACTGCCCACAGATACGGCTGTCCGACTGATGTCAGATGTGCGTAATGCGGTAAAGCACCAAGCACATCTTGGATCAGTTCGTCTAGTTTCTCTGAAGCCTGTTTGTTAGTCGCTGTTGAAGCAACACACACTAGTTCAAGCCCTAGCAGATATTCATTACTTATTGAATCCGCTGTTAGGTATGGTGAACCTGAGTTGACGATTACGATTGGCGGAGTGACACGCTCTGGCACATAGGACAGAATGCGAATCCCAGCAAGGTCTAGGACATCGCTGAACTGTTGCTTCGCTAAAGTAATTTCGTTAGTCATTAGACACCATAGCCACAATAAGGCAGTAGCAACGGGTAGACGGCAGTCATAGGGTCGCGTGCGACTCT